CGGTGTTCTTGGCAATAGCTCTTGAAACTGATTTCTGCATAGCGACAAGCTTACCAACCGCCACTTTGTACTCATAATCATTCAAATCAATCGCGCTTGAAGCTGCAATACGCTCAAGCTCTGCTTGGCCCATCTTAATGACTTGAAGTACAGCACCAAGGTGGTCAACGCCAGGAGCCTTGAGATCACAGTCGCGGTAACGCTGAGTCACGCCATCCATAACCTTGGCAACCTTCACGATTCCTGGGCATGCATGGTTCGCCACTGCTTCATACACTACGGGGCGATCTTCATGGCGGTTCCACATCACCCTCGTCAACACCATTAGATCTCTATCAGTAGCGATAGTGCGGCCTTCAAGCACTGCATGCGCTTTCACCGCTGCAAGACATTGTGCCCAACGTCGATCGCTCAGCTTCAGGCCAGACTTGATCTCCAGGCTATCCCAAATGTCCAACATGGTTTCAATCACGCTTTCAGGAATCACAACCTTTGACGTCACTTGCTGAAGAAGCTCTCTCGTTTCCACACTCATCTGCTCGCTTACATCTGGCTTAGCCCCGTTGCGAGACATCATAAGAAGCTCGCGCCGTGCTCCACGGTCACTAAGGTAATCCGTCCACTCTCTAAACATGAAGCGATCATAAAGAGCATCTAGAATGCTTGACTGTGGGTACTCGTTTGAGCAACCAATAATCGTCTCAAGAGGCATACCGATACGATCTGCGCCTTGGTCAAACTCCCGCTCCTCAGCGGCAGTGAGCAATGCATTCAAGATTGGATCGGATCCCTTGAAGATTTCATCTTTCAAAGCAAACTTCGCATGCGGAAGAAAGCCGTCCGTCTTGCGCACATACTCACCCTTCTCAAACTTGCTGAAGTCCAACGGGCCAAACAAGTCTTCAGGAAGAGTAAAAGCAGTAATCAAGCGCTTGAATACATCATCCCCTTGGAAGTTGAAAGCTTTAGCGATCAAGTAAAACATCGTCGTTTTCGCCGTACCCGGAGGCCCAAGGAAAAGAACGTGCCGCTTGCAAAGAAGCGCCATGATCGCGCTATCAATCTCTTGGTTCCTATTGATCAGCGCTGATTTCAGTTCTGTACGAACTGTCATCAAAGATTGGTATGCGTCGTGAGCGGATAAATCGCCCCCGAGCAAGCTGTGAGTTTCAAGGTTCTTAGCACCCATAATGCCCTCCTACCGGCTTAGGTTTCTAAAGTAATTATAACACGGCAACGGTTAGATAAATATCATAAAATAATTTTGTGTGACCGCGCCGCTCATCACAAGAAAAGGGGGGCTTTCACCCCCCTCAGTTCTATGCTGCGTTCAATGCTTCCATGTGATCCGCAAGGTTATCAAGAAGCTCCTCATAGTCAGTAGGCGGCTCCTCACCGACAATAGCTGCGTATGATTGAAGCACTGTTGCCTTCTCAAGCAACCCCAACGTTTCACGGACTGTCGGCTGCTTAGGCCCAGCATTTAGCTCTTCTTCTTTGAGATCAATCACCTCATTGGCTCGCACTTGCATCTCTTTGACCCGATCTTGCAGATCACCCAACGAAACAGAAAGCGCTGCCTCCATTGTGCAGGCTCGCTTGAGAATGTTCTCAAATCGGCCCATGACGGTTTCAATGGTATCGCTACGCACGCGGCGTGACATCTCCATCCAACCCTCAACTTGCTCACCAATGGCCTCAAGCTCATCGCCAAGTGACTCAGATACTCCAGCGGCAACCGGCTGTTCCCAGCCATGACCATCTGGAACAGATGCTACATGCAAGCTGAACGAATCCATACCGGCAAGGGCCTGCTGTGCTTCTGCAACATTCGGCTCAAACTCAGTTGGAACAAAGTACCAACCTTTCTTGATCGAAAACCCGCAGGACCTTGAGAGCATCGGCATTACAACGCGGTCACGCACAGCATTTCCATCGTAAAATGCCTGCTTGTGACTGATGCGCTGTCTAAGCTCATCGGCATAGGCAGAAAGCCCAGGATCAGCCCAGCTTCGTGCATGACGATCCCAAATAAGGGTTTCGTTCTGCCGCTTAGCTACCTCATCATCTGAGACTCGCTTATGGAATAGCAAGCCGATCTTAATATAGGCACCATCCTCAGCCACAACTTCGGCCTGACAAATGGTTCTCTTGCCCTTCCGCTTACGGAACTCACGCACTGCTGCTTTCAAAGCAGTATCAGGATCAATATCAGGTACTTTCGTGTCATCTAAACCTGCCCTTGCGACTCTTGCTCGCAACTCGTCTGGGGTGATGTAGCAGCTATTGAACTGCCACCATACGCTGAACCCAAGGCCCTTAGCCAAATCGCTAACGATGCCCTGTGCCCGACTATTTTGTTCTACGGTACTCATTTGATTACCCTCCTGTAAGAAATAGCAGCAGTATGCCGCCATCACACTTATAATACCACGGGCACGGTTACAAACAAGTTCAAAGGCTAACTTTGTGCGACACCCCCTTCAGGGGGCTGGCATTGGGAAACCGCCGTTCATTCCTGCTCTTCCGGCTGGTGTCTCATCCCACGAATCAGCATAAACGCATGCCTGCGGGTCATAGAACAAAGTAAGTCGTGCGCCTTGTAGGCCAAACTCACTTCTACATTTATCTATGTGAACGGCTGCTGCCGGGTGCTCAACAGTACGTCCTGGGAGCACACGCTCTACCACAATGCCGGTATGAGCATCCTGTCTGATGGCGCTGGCCCCTTTCAAGTCACCGAGCTTTACACGTCGCTGCTGCGCAATAGACATATTGTTCGGATGGCAAATAAGAACAATAGTCATACCAAGCTGAACTGATAGCGTAGCGTAGTCACGAACTACGGCTTCAATAGCTTTCCGCTCATCATCTGCACCCTGGACCATAAACCCTAAGTGGTCAATCATTGCCCACCGTATGTCACGCCTTCGCGATGCATAGCTCAGCAAGTCCCGCATCTGATCTGACGCAAGCTCACCATAATGATCGACCATGTAGAGAGGCAGGGAACCAAGGGTCGCCATCGCCGCTGCTCTTGTTCCCGCGTCCACCAATGTGAAGTCGCCACCGACTTCTGATCTTAGTAGTTTCTGCACGGTCCCTATTGGCCGTTGCTCGAATGAGGTCAGCAAAACCCCGACACCACGCCTCGCTTGTTCCAGTGCTAGCCAGGTCGCAAAGCTCGTTTTCCCTGCTGCTGTGTCGCCTGTGATGACAATTAGTTCTGGCCTCCATCCACCAAGGGCTTCGTCCATTTTTTGCGATCCTATTGGAAGGCCCCTATGTGCTTGTGGTGAGCTTACTAGTTTTTCTATCTCTAAGGTATAAGCGTCAACCCTTACCAACCCAGCTTCCAACAATGGTTGTGAGTTTTCCAAACATGCAATGACCCGTTTAGGGGAATGGCCTTGCCTCAAGCATTCTGCGGCATCATTTTCTGGCAACTTTGCTCTACTACATCGATCACGGCCAAGCTTATCAGCGACAGTTTTTGCGCCTTTATCTCCAGCGTCATCTACGTCATAAACCAGTATGAAATGTTCGTATGGCTCCAATATATCCAGCCATTCATCTGCCCAAGTCCCAGCCCCCGCTGTGCCGCTAACTACGTTCTCTTGAACACCGAACTGCCACATGGCAACCACATCAAGCTCACCCTCACAAATAATGATGTCCGCAGATGGATCTCCTTGGATTTGTTTGATGCCAAACAGGGTAGTTGGTCTACCTGGGCAGCGTAGGTAGATCTTCTTTACCTCGCCGGTATTATAACAGCGCTTACATCCATCCCCAGAACAGTAAAGGCATGGGCCAGGAACGCTCCTAAAGCGCATGTTCACGCACTTACCACTCTTATCCAAAACCGGAATGGCGACGTACTGCTCTTTTACTTGCCCAGCATTGTCCCTGACCAAGAGGGCACCGATATACCACGCCTTCAAAGTCTCTTCCCTAAACCCGCGCGACTGAAGGTAAGCAAGTGTCTGGGCACCATCTGAAGACCACAGGTTGTCCTCACACTCTGCCAAGATATTCTTGTGCCAAGCAAACTTCTTATTAAAATAGGAAGGCGCACTCGCACTTTTCTTTTTCTGCGGACGAATCGCTTTTGTAATCTGAGCACCCCCCCACTTGTTTTCTTGGCCCCCCAGCATTCCCCATTCCTGCATTTTTTGCTGAACTCTTTTTTTGCCGTCAGGGCTTGCTTCTGCAAGGGTTTTCCCTTCCACAGTAAACGAAGCCAACTGCAAAGCATCTCCAGATGCGTCGCATTGAAAACATCGCCACCCGGTGCCTTCTGAGTTGACCCCAATAGGCCCCCTACGATCAGTGCTCCCTCTCGTTTCTGCCCCACACCTGGGGCAAGGGGAAAGCCCATTACCCCTGGTCCGCTTTAGGTTGAGGTTACTGGCTACACGCCAAACATCTGCACTCTTTAGCTGCTCAATCCACGTTTTCGGCACCTTTGCTCCCCGTTTTCATTACATAAAGATTATTCCCATCTGAAGCGCGTTCAGCACAGACAACGGCATAGCCATGACCCCTAAGCTCTGACACTCTGGCTGAATACTTCAAGGCTATTCCCGCAAGCTCTGAAGTCCTTACACCACGATCTCCCCGCTGCTGAAACAGCAAAAGCATCTTCCTACATTGCGCATTCAGGCGCTTAGGGCGCGGGTTAGGGCTGGTCTTAGTGCCTGCGGGCGCTTGTGGCGCTTGCGTATTGCTCACCATTGCACTTGGTGATCGCCCATTCGCAACACCATTAGGTGAAGGGCGGCGTGCCCTATATGCTGCCATTGGTCCGAGGTCAGTACCATCACTAGACTGAACAGCAGGCCCTTGCCTGTCCAGCCACGCCTCCACCATCTGCAACCGTGACTCTATTTTCTTTGCTACAAACAAGTTGTCTAAGCCCAGGTAGGTTCTCCCATTAGGGTTGTCACCCCTCCACCACCTTGGGCCAGGCTCATCGGCCTTGTACGCATAGCGAATTAGATTTACCAACTGGCTTGCACTTGCGTTTCTTAACCCCCCCCTAATGTTGTCTCTCGTTGCCGGGGAAAGCTTACACGCATTAGGCCGCTTCTGTAGTTTTCTCCACTCCTCAAACACATGCTGTACATCTGCGCTTGTGGAAGCCACCCCACTGCCTTTAGATATCCCCCATGCTCTTGGGCAGGCTTGTTTAGCGGCCTGTTCTGTCACGGTGCCCGCATAGCCACGCCTGATATTCAGAACCTCCATAACTTTGGCTTTTGGCGGCGCTGGCAAGTCAGGGTTTCTTGCAACCTTCATGGCACCGGAAGATGGCTGATCGGAACTAAACCTAGGTACCCAGGCAAATACCCTCTCCCCTTCACCTACCCGCCAAACACACAACTCCCCTATGTCACACAGCATTTGAGTGACGCCCAACGAGGACAACTTTATTTCTACAATCCCATCGCGATCAGCACGGGAAACTAACTCTAAATACTTCAGCTTCGCCTCTGGGCATAGTCCAGCTATTTTGCTGTCCACCCAAAACCAAGAACGAAGTACACGATCTTGATTACTCACTACATACTCCTGGTGAAAGGCATCTGTTTGTGTCCACGCCATGCCTTCCTGTGCGTGCTCCCATTCCCAGGAGTAAGGACTAAATCCAAACTAGTAGCCGCTACTACTAGAACGGTATGTCTGCCTCTTGGTTATCGCGAGCAATGCCTTTCAAATGAAAGGCTTCAGCATCGGAAACAAGGCTTTCCATATTTTCTGTAATGTCTCCGCTCCACGAATTATATCGCTGGCATCGCATTTTTACCGAACCATCATCTCTAGTCTCCGGCGCACAATCTACTAGGATCGGGGTAGCCGTGAGGATATTGTCCGTAGCCTGCTGGCTTTCCGCATCCCATGGCTCTTGCACACCTGATGCACGCGCAAACTGGGCAAGCTTCCATGCAGCACGCTCGGTCAGTGTAAAGGTGTCCCAAATAAAAGCACCGACATCGGTGCCACCATCTGGATCATCAACACACACAAAGCGCACGTCGATCTTTACATTACCTGCTCGCGACTCGCCCCATTTGGTGCCTGCCGCCCACAAGACTTTTTTCCCTGCACGGATCTCTGGTCGGCGCGGCCCCGCGCCTCCCGCATTTTCATCAACTGGATTTATCATTAAAGCCATTAGTACCTCCTACTGGCTGACTTGGTTGTTGTTTGGACGCCTACGGCGTCCGGTTGGACTTGTTTTTTTCTTCTTTGGATCCGGCGCAACATCTTGGGTGCCTTCAGGCCCCGTTGCACCAATCTTTTCTAAAATCGCTCCTACATTCGGCTCTTCCACAGCGTCAAGCCCTGGAAGGCTCTTAGTCATATAGTTTGAAGGGCCGCGAAACATTACACGGTGTTGGACATGCACTGCCTCGTCCTGCACCACCTGTTCCCGAAACACATAGCCGACTGCTGAAAAGTACCCACAGATCTCGTTAGGCATTTTTCGCCCTTCAAACGAAGGCATCGCATGGCGAGTACCAGTAGCCTCATCGAACTCATATTGAGCAAGGGCAGTACACACGACAGTAAAAGGCAGGTCACGGACTGTGCGGATCATCTTGCGCATACGATCCGTAAGCAGCCCCCAATCAGCCAAAGTGAACTTTGCTGCGGCACCAGGCGTGGCACCTTTCTGCTTCATAATGTCGTCTTTAATAAGCCTCTGCATTTCTGTAAGGCTGTCGATCACAATGGTTTCACACCCAGTAAGCTCCTTAAGCCTGCCATTGAAGCAGTCTTTGAAGAACGCATACACCTTGTCTAAGGAATCTGCCTCTACCACAACCGCTTGTGGATTAGTCGCTTGAATAGTCATCAAGCCATTAGGCTCAACTAACAAAACCACCGGCTTTGGTGAAAGGCATGCGAGCCTGGTCTTGCCTGAACCACTGTCTCCCAGAAACAGTAGCTTCGCAGTTCTCGGCAACTCATGTGCCTGTTTGTATTCTAAAACATCGGACATTGTGTATTCTCCTCACTGGATAAACCAGCATTTCTATGTAGCCATTGAAGTTTTTCGCGCTGAACAAAACCAGTGTTAGGCATCCCCAAATAGCCCTCGATCATCTGATCCAGGGCATGGCCCCCCTCCATGCAAATGCCAGCAAATGAACAGCTTGCGCCCGGACCACGGCAAAATGGCACACGAGGAAAGCCGCCCAACACATCCTGCTCTGTCTCTGCCGTGACAAGAGATCTGTACATTTTCGCAAACCGCTGAACATCAACAAACAGTTCACGCCGATACCGATCAAGCACTTCCGCTGATGGGTGCCCCCACTCACGGTGATAAAGCTTTGGGTCTACCTTTTCCTTTAAGTCATGCACAAGTTGTTTAGCTGACTGGACATACTCAACATCCAGGCTAACGCTGCTTTCCATAAGCGCTCGCATGCTTTCATCAAACTTCCAGCTAGGGCACGTTTGGGACGTAGCTAAGGAGAGCCGCCCATTCTTTAGCACTCTTGGTGTAGCGTGCTTGCGGCTGGATGAAACGTCCCAAACGTACCCTTTTACTGTTCCTGGAAATGTCTTGTTTTCTGCCAAAGCTACAACATAGCCGGGCACTTGGTTGTCTAAGTGAAGGTCTTTTCCATACGAAAGCGGGTTTGCTGAAGTCTTAAACTCTAAGACGTATACATCGTTTGTTTTCTTGTGCCGCAAGATCGCATCAAGCCTTCCCACTTGGTACCAAGGCAGGCGCACCATTTTCCAAGGCTGTTTTTCCCTAAAGGATGCAACCCTCCACCCGCCTTGAGTTTCCACGACGGGCACCTGGGACGAGTATATCTTTCCTGTGCCTGGGTTCCTTACAGGCAGGCACACAGGCACCTCTACACCCACAATGTCGTAGTTCTCAGGCCCTTTGTCGCCATAGCGTTTTAGGTAGCCAGAAGCAGCGTCGTAAAGCGACTGTATGATTCCGTCTGAACCACCATACTTTTCCGCAAAAGTGTCCCAGTAGTCTCTGTTACTCTCTACCTCTTCCCGTATACGGGCAAGCGGCCCTAAAGAGGTCCCATGGCACACCTCACAGCCCTCATTATGGTTCCTGCCGTGCTCCACGCCTGAACATATGAGCAGGTACTCGGGCTTATACGCGCATGATTCACCATCTACGCTGCGCGTAATGGCCCAGTGTGTATAAATGTCCTCAAGTATGGCGTGGTAGAAAGATCCCCAACGCATGGCAATGCTTGGAGGTGTCGCAAGGCCGCGCCCATACGAAAACATCCACCGCCTACTACACCAGGATTCCCTCCTTTCGCTATTACTTATGACCATTGCGCCACCAGGCAAACCCGCAATATGATCATCGTCATATCGTGGCGCAATAGTCTTCTTTGGACGAAAACGTCTCATGTTGCCCTCCTACCGGCTATTACCCTTATAGGGTTACGCACCAAAATCCGCAACGGTCACACAGTAGTTATATTTCACCCACTGACCAAAAACTGTCCGGCTAGTTGCATGGGATGCTGTAATTAAAACCATCCTTCGATCTAATCGTCACGCTCCTGCTTGTTACCCGAACTATACGGCCACCTTTTCCCATACTCTGCCCTGCCATAAATGCTGAACAAGGCACTGCATTACTGCGCCTATGCAGCCTATCTTCCTCCCAAGACTTCAATGGCCTGGGCGGGATGTAGCAGGCGCTCAATAAAACACTAAAAAGCAAAGCTAGCCTAAACATCACTCACCTCCTTGAGCCTCGCCCGTTTGATTTCTTCTTGTTCTTCTGGCGATTTCGCGTCCATTAGTTCTTGGGCAAACTTACAAGCCAGTCGCCACGCCAAGATAGATCGCTCCTTGGGGAAGAAGTGGGGCGTGTCTTTTCCCCACTCCCAATCACACCCTGCAATCACTTTCGACTCTGACCA